TACGTCGATGGTTCCGGCCCCGGAGTTGTTGTTGACGGTGATGGGGATCCGGCGACGCCATACGCCATTTAGCCAGCTCATGCCCGAATCCAGTAGAGGTTTCCGCGGACGACAACGACACCGACAGCGGCGCCGGACTCCGCGTCAGTAGACGTTACCACATCCGTGGACGCGTCGAGGTCATGCACGGTACCGTTGAGGCTACGATTCCCGTGCAAAGCGCGCACGATGGACTCTTCCATGTCTGCGGCGGCGTCCTCGGTTGCCTGCTGAGAGCCGGCGCCCTGGACGAACCCGACGAGCCAGTATTCCATGGTCTGGCCGTAGCTCGATAGGTCGCCATCGTTGCGGTTTTCCAACCGGGCACCGCCGCACCACACTTCGATCCGCGGGTACACGTGCGAGGTCGGCATCCCGGCCGAAATCAGCCGCGTGACCTGTCCCGGCCCGGACACGTCCACGAGATAGGCACCGGTGCCGTCGATGGCCTGGAGCGCTGACACGAGCGCGGCGGCCACGGTCTTGCGGTTAAGGCTGCTCATGTGTTGGCCTGGAGGTCGGCGCCGCGAAACCCGCCGCCCGGTTCGACCGAGAGGCCGGCGCCGATTGCGGCTTGCAAATGCTTCGGCACGTTTTCGAGCACTTTGTCGAACGCGTCGCGGAGGTAGTATTTGGGCCGGATCTCAACCTTCTTGCGGAGTCGGTAGCGGGTGAGGGTCTCGCCGCCGACGGTCTCCACGAGCCGCGCGTGCACCGGGGAGTCGAGCACGAAACGGAGCTCGCCGGGGTAGTCGCGGGCGGACGGGTATCGGGCCACTCCAGCCGGGGTCAAAACCGACTTGTCCGGAATCGTCAACCACTTGACGCGCTTGGGGGTGACAACACCGCCGTATTCCTGGATGCGGGCGTAGACGACATCGGCCGCGCCTTGCACCGGTCGACCGGCCGAGAGTGCGACCACCAACCCGTCGGGGTCGGGCTGTACCGGGGCGATGATGGAATCCCGCAGGTTGCCGGTTCGTTTGTTGAGTCGGCGCGTGGCGTTCAGCTTGCCTTCGCGCTCCATACGCAGCCCAGTCTCCCTCGCGACCTTCCGCACCCGCGCCTCAACCCGTTCGGGCATCGACGCCAGAAGCCGCTCAAATTCGAACGGTAGCAGCGGTTGCGTCGCCATCAGGGCACCGGGATTCGGTAGGGGTCGAGTAGGTCTTTGACCTCATCGAGCAACCCGAGCCGGTCAACGGTGCGGCTGCTTTGTTGCGTCGACGAGTTGCGGCTCCCGGCACCGGGTAGGTTTTTCACCCAATGCGTGACCTGGATGATACACGCTTGTTTGATGTCGTCGTCGTCGTCGGGGTCGTATCCGGCTGTCACGACCACCTTGTTGGCCCGCGGTGACTCGGACCACACGGTGTCGGTGTCGATGAGCATCTCGATCGCCCGGCCGCGGATGGCGTAGTATGCCGAGTCGACGAGGGTATCGGCGCCGTAGTCCTGCTCGGGGTCGACGTGCACAGACGTCACCGTCGCCAAATCCGGCAGCGGGAGCGTCAGCGCGTACCGCTCCGAGCCCCATCCGATGGCCTCGGGGCCGGGGTACAGCGTGTATGTCGCGGCCTCCATCGTGTAGGTGCCGGCGTCGTTGCGCGGATGGTGGCAGTAGCGAGCGAAGGCCGTGTCAGCCCTCGCAATGAGGGTGTCCAGCCGGGTATCGTCTGCCGATGCCAGCGCCGGCACGAATGCCCGTACCTCGGCAGCGGAGGCCAGCGCCATCAGCGCACCGCACGCGACCGGGCATCGATCGCGGCGACGACGGATTCACGGGCGGGGCCGGCGGTCTCGGCGTCCCGTAGCGCCCCGAGGTACTGGTCATGGGCGCCGGTCTGGATCTGGTGGCACAGTGTCCGCCAGTGGGTGTCGGTGATTCCGTCAGGAGCACCAACGGAGGCGACCGAGCCGCGGATTACGCGGTCGACCACCTCGAACGAACCAGGGTACCGGGACACGAGCGCGGATGCAGTCGTGCCCGGTACCGAGCGGACATCCCCCGGACGCCAAGCGCGGCCCGCGCCCTGGAGCAGGGTGGCGGGGTGGCCGTGTTCGGCAGTACAGCGGATGTCACGCATGAAAACCTCAGTCGGCGCGGACGCGCTCGAAGGTTACCGCGATCCCGCCGGACATGGCGACACCCGAGGCTTCCTTGGTGATGGCCAGCTTCACCGCACCGCCTTCGGCCACAAGGTTGGAGCCGGCACCCGACAGGGTGACAGACTCCACCGCGCCGTCGGCGATGTCGCCGGTGCCCGCGGCCGTGGTCGAGAAAGACCCGAGCGAGGTACCAGCCACCGTGACGGTGAGCGTCGCGTAGTTGGTGTCGTTGGCGGTGATGCCGCCGTCGGACACGTAGTCCACGCGGGCCACCTTGGCCTTGCCGTTGCCGCCGTAGACGACGAACAGGTCGGCAGCGGTGCCGGCGGTGGCCGCGGCCAGTGGGATGTATTGCTGGACGGTCATGCGTTCGGAGTTCATTGGTTCCTCACTTGCCCATCTTGTAGGCGTAGCGGACGGATGCGTCCGACGCCTTGGTCATGTCCTTGAATCCGAGCCGCTGGCGGGCGCGGAGGTAGGTACCGGCGACAGTGATGTCGTTCTGCAATGCGACGGTTGCACCGGCCCGCTCGACGAGAGTGTGCATCGTGCGGTTGAAGATCACGTATCCGGTGTAGTCCTTGGTGCTGTTGTCGTAGAGACCGGTGGCGTTCAGGTCTGCGCTCATCGCATCGGTCGGGATGATGGGGTGGCCGAAGATCGAAGCCACTTCACCGCGGACGATGGGGGCGCGGTCGCCGTATTCGTTGGCCTTGACGATACCCGACAGGTTGACGAAGTTCTTGAGGTACCCTTCCCAGCTCGTGACGATCGGCATGTCGGTAGGCACGCCACGGGGGCCGCCGACGAGGTTGATGTCGGAGACCAGGGTGGAGAGGCTGTGCGTGGAGCGGTCGACACCGTTGGAGGAATCGAGAGCGTTGGCACGCAAGCCGAGGAACGTCTTCCGGTAGTCGATGCTGCCGGCGTCGATGGCGCCGAACATTCCCCGGAGGTCCCAGTTGGCGAGGTCGTCCTGGTGGCTGGCCGCGGTGTCGCCGTTGACGACCGTGAACCGGGAGCCGATGGCGAGACTGCGGGCAATGCTCGACCGGATGAACGGGAACGCGGCCACAATGCTGTCAGCGGCGGCGTCCTCGTGGACGAACACCATGACGTACATCGGGTTGGCGGTCAGTGTGATCTTGTCAGTGCCGACGGTGCTCTTGGCGAGTGCGGCGGGGTTGTCGCCGGTTGCGCCACCGCCCTTGTAGGGGACGGGGTAGAGGGTGCCAACGGGCATCTCGACCGATTCGGTGTTGATTTGCGTCCGAGGGAACAGCGAGAGCAGACCCTCGGGGTCGTACTCGCCCACCTGCCACATCGGCGAGGCCAGGAGGGGCGTCGGAATGAACTCGCCGCCGCTGCCGTTCTGGTCGTCCCACGCGCGGCGCACGAACTTGGGCATCGCCGACCAAGCACGCTGCACGCGGTGGTAGGCGGTGCCGAGACCCTTGACCACATCCTCACGGTAGGCCGACCCGGTGTGGTTGAATGCGTCGCGGCCATGCTTGACCACAGCGGTCACGTAGAGCGCCTCGGTGGCCTCGATGAGGTTGCGGTGCGCGTCGTTGACCGGTTTGGTGGTGAGGAGGCCGGTGTCGTCGGAGCGGCGTTGTGCGGGGTCGTTGCTTTCGTAGCCACGAAGGAACAGCTTGCCGTCGTTGTCGACGAAGCGCCGGAGCTCGACATCGGAGGCGCCGGCCGATTCCATGGGGTCGCGGCTGCCGATGATGGAGAGCGACTGCTGGAGAGCCTTCAGGTCCACCGCCATCTGTTCGATGCGGCGGTCCTTCTCGGCCATGGTCCTCTTGCCGGCTTCGACTTCGGCGTGAAGCTGCTGAGCGTGGCGCACGATCCGGTTGTGCCGGTCCTGCGCTTCCGCTTCGGTGGTGGGCAGCGTGGCGTCCGCCTCGGTGAGCTGGATCACGTCCTCGTTTTCGTACATGGATTTCTCCGGTGAATGCCCGAGGCGGGCGATGGTAGGTCCACGATAGCGCATTGTTGCGCATCGTTCAAGATTGCAGGAAAGGTACCCAACGCTTTTGCGCCTTCAGCAACGGTTGCCACGCCCGAGCGACCGGTTCCGGTTCGGACTGCTCCACCGACCGCCGAACCGCCCGCGGATTCATCGGCATGGGCGTAATCGAGCACTCCAGGAGCCTCGGCGAGACGTAGACATAGCCACGCTCGGAATACATCGGGTCGTCCTCGGGGAGGCTCGACCGCGCGATGACGGCCCGCGGCCGGAACCCGACCGAGCACGTGCGCAGCGACCCGGCCTTAAGCATGTCGGCGACGGCGAGACTCATCGGGTAGGAATCGGAAGGCGTCGGAATGAACGTGCCGCGGAGCACGCCGGACTGGACCCGCACGCGGGTCCACTTGCCGACGGGAAGCGCGCTGTAGTCGTGGTTGTAGGGGCCAACGGGGTTGACTGCGAACTCGGACAAGTCCCAGCCCTGAGAGACGATGTCGTCGGCGCGGTCGGGCGAAGCATCGGACATCACGAACGGGTAGGACACGCCTTTCGGCTCCTCGTCGGCAGCCTCGTCCGGTTTGCCGTCCTCATCCATGTCGACGCCGGCCGCGCGGGCGGTCGTGTCTGCGTACATCGCCGAGCGGTAGGCGAGGGTGAGGGGGTGCACACCAGCCGCGCCAGCCATGCGCCCTACGATGGTGTCGTCGCACATGTGCCGGACCTGGAGCAGGTCGCCGCGCACGAGGGCGTGGATGTCATCGACACCGCCACCGACGGCGCCGGCCATGCGTTGCACGAGCTCGGTCTCGGTGCCGCGGGTGGCCGCGATGCCGATGAGCGACCGCACCACATCGGCGGGGGTCTGGAGTACGTGGACAGGGCCGACCATTGGCCCGATGGTGTGGCTCATGTCAGCCTCCAATTTCTGTGGGGATGGTGGTGCAGCGGCAGTTCACGACTTCCGCCGCGTCATCGAACAATCCAGGGCCGCGGCCGGTTGCGCCAGACGGGGAGGTGAACTCACCGCCGACCTCGATCACCTGCCCGTCCATACCGGTACCGGGCGCGTGCGTATCCCGCACCACGCTATCCCGGCTGGACAGCCACTCGACCCGGAACTCGGCGCCGTCGTCGAGGGCGTTGTCGTATGCGGTCAGGGTGCCTTCGCTCGCGACTTTGGCGGTCTCGGTGCGGCCGACCCTCAAAGCCCGCATCGGCGAGAATGCCACGTCCCGGATGATGGCGGCTTGGATCTCGGCGATGCTGCTACCCTGGTCAACACCGGCCCGGATGACGCGAGCGATACGGTCTTTCGTGT